ATTTATGTGCAAGGAACAAGAGATAACTTTTGGAGGTCGGTAGACCTTTATCTCTGTAGAAAGTATGGATTCTTTATTTACAGAATTCGTTGGATCAAAAGATACCATATAGAAAACCAAGATGGTGGAGCCTCCCCGAAGTGAACTCCGGCTTAGCCCCTTATTAATCAGCGTTAGCCTATAGGGGTTCCAGTCTGATTAAATACCCGGCGACTTAGCTAACTTAGCTATAACTTTCTCTCGGAATGCCGGATCTGTATTGTACTGTGGATTCTTCATATCAGCCATCCATTCAGCTTTAGAAGAATACCCACCACCAGTAATAACGTCCTGAGAATTATCAGGTCTTAATAGGTTAGCGGGGTTGTCACCAACAACAGCTTTATAACGAGCATTCATACCATCAACAGCTACCTTGACTTTGTTTATGTCCTGGGTTGAAAGTTGCTCATTGAAAGCATCACGATCCTCTTGTGTCAAACTTTCGTTCATCCAGCCTAACATGGCCTGGTAACTTTCTTCACCACCTGTGATCTCATACACTTTACCAACGAACTGTTCTTCAAGAGCATTTAATCCTGCAAGATATGTATTAAGAGTTGTCTCATCAATTTTATACTCATTGATAATCTTGTCTCTTGTCTCAGGAGTAAGCTGTCCGTCATTTTCATCACGTTCAAGGGATAAGGCCACAGGATCAAGTGTCCCTAACTCTGATTCCTGGGCTACTTTTTCTGCAGCTCTTTCAGCATCAGTTTTAGTGTCTCCACCTGTACCCTTATCTCCTGCCGAATCAGTAGCAGAAGCAGTGCTCGAAGGAACGAGCTTGCCTGTTTCAATTCCCTTGTAGATTTCCTCAACGGACATATCTGGATGCTGCATCTTCAAAAGTTCAGTGACACCTTTATTTAATGCAGCTTCGTCTTTGTATTTACCAGCTAATAACGGATCATTACCTGTATTTGTTGGACTTAGATTAAGACCGGCATCAGCCTTCTGAATCATCGCTTGATCATGTTTTGATACACCCACTACCGGATCAACATCACCAGTTGTATTGACCTGGGTATCAGTATGGTTATCTAAGTTTCCCTCTGTAACACCATCGCTCATTTTCTGTAAGTTTCCCTCTTTCAGTTATAGATTATCATTTAGCTTTAAGATTGCCTGCAGCTTCCATAGCTGCCTTACGTTTCTGGCCTCGTGCATAAATATCAACACGTTTCTTCTTCTTTTTCCTCTTATCCTTGGCTAATTTCTTAGCAAGCAAGGCTTTAAGATTTTTTGCAGTCTTCCCTGCAGCAAATTCGCCATACGTTCCTTTGACATCTTTTTTAAGTTGTGTGGCCTTTGCTTTCAATTTGCTTAATATTCCCATTATTATTATTGTGGTTGTCCTCCTGGTTGTTCTCCTGGTTGTCCTACCATTCCCTTTTTAAACATTTCTTGAACGGCTGGATTATCCATCATCTGTTGAAGCATAGCGGCTTGTTGTGCTTTTCCCTGCTTGTCAGCAAGCTTCTCTTTAGATGGAACCCATCCAAGAGTATCAACTCCAAGAGCTGTGGCATATTTTTCAATTAGAACTTTAATATCCTGTGCATCTAAGATTTGCATAATCATATCACCTGGTAAAAACTTCTGTAATCTTTCCAGAAGTGCATCCAGTTTTGATAGTTCATGACCACGACCAAGGGCGTCAAACCCGGTAGTAATGGTTAGCTTAAGAATCTTTGGTATATTGGCACTAAAGACTTTCTTACGCTTCATTTGTGAAACAACAGTGATTAAATATGGTCTTTGTAAATCCTGGGATAGTGTCGTATATATTCCACCCATAGCATTTTCCAACTGCTGGGCCATGTACTGAATCTCAGTAGCAGTTACACGCTCTGCGTTTCTTTGTACACTATCATTTAACAGGAATGCTTTACCCAATCTGTCTTCAAGTTTAACTATGGTATCATAGGTAATCTTAAAATCAGCATGTTTATCAATCTGTAAAGTTTCGATATCATCTCTACGTCCTGGGATAGCTGAAAGATTACGAGCCTTTTTAACCTGTTTCCAGTTGGTTGCTCCACCTGGCCTAACTAAGAATAATATCCGAGCAGCAGCAGCCGAGCCTTCGATAATGGCTTGCATGAGGCCCTCCAAGGAAATGAAGTCCCCCAGGTATTCCTCTACATGTCCACGGCCATAGTCCTCACCTTCAACTTGGTTGAGTGAAAGAGCTAAGAATGGGTGATCATCTGTAGTAAAATTACCAGTACCTTCCTTTACTTCTTGCTCAAATATTTCTTGTCGAACATACCACTTATCATCTTTCAAAACAGAGCGAGTATAAAGCTTAATAATTTTCTTATCAGATTCACCGGTTGAACCCGAAGTTACTTTTTCTGGATCAATATACTCTGGTACCTGACTTTTATCAATATACTCTCGAAGGATTATTTCAATAGGCTTACCGGCAGGATTTCTACGACAAACATATTTATCCAATCGATGAACTTTAATTCCACCCTCTTTTGGCATTTCAAGTAAGATATTTCCGGTGGTCACAAGTAATCTAACCATCTTATAGAAACTGGATCGATGTCCTTCTGACTCTATGTAGTCCACGATATCTTGCTCTACCATACGAAGCTTTTTTTCTATCTCTGTTTTATAGTCTTCCTCACCGGACTCCTCAATCATCTGAACAATGAGTGCTGGAGGGGCGCTATATTTAAAAAATGGTGTATTCGGTGGCAGTAAAACTAAGAGTAACTTAGCTGATAAATTATTTACACACATTGCTCCAAGGCTTTGATGTGGAGTGGGTAATGAATCATTACCATCTGTGTTCTCAGGTGGAAGAAGCGAGGGAATCGTAAGCTCAGCACATCGTCTTGCCCTTTGTAAATGGGTATTACGTAAGGTATCAAGTTTATTAAACCGGGCTTCTATTGTATGTTCTTTTGTATTTTTAGGCATATGTATTTATTAACCAACGTCTGCATAATATTTTGCAGACGCAGTTTTATCTCATTGTCGCCACTTTTTCTGGAAATTTATGTCCTCTGGGTGCCATACCGTCACCAACGGCCCAATATCGCTCTTGAGCCTCTATGGTACGAGCATCGGCAGTTCTCTGTCGAGCTGATATCCTTGCGCCTTCGCCCATATGACCAGTAAATAAAGTAGAGAGTTTACGTAAATCTAATTGTGCCGCAGTTGTACCCATCGGTTTAGCGCCTGTAGTAATAGATCTTTTGTACTCTTTAGCCCCTCTACCTGAGAGAATAGTTATACTACTTTTTCTGGCTCGTTGCTTGCTCTTAACACTGGATATTCTGGCTAATCTTTGTTGCTCATACATAAAATTACTTTGGCTATCGCCACCACTACACATTATAGTTTAATATCTCCCTTTATATTTAATTCATTTGTTTGATTTAAACGCTCCAGTAAAATATCAACCAACGCTCGTTGGCCACCAAGATACATAAGCTGGGCATGAGAATCAGATTGGCTAACACGAACTGCTGGATAATCTTGAGCAAGTTGTTTTATTAAATCCTCAGATCGAGGAGGTATAGGATTGATAAATTCTAAATCGTTGTTGTCTTTCATATGTAAAATTGTTCCTCAGATATTTTTATTTGTGTGAGTCTACCTACAATGGGTTACTGAAAATTATAATATAAAACAATAAGTTAGCTCCACTTTTTTATTTACGTATATGGGGAGTGCTTTTCAGCATAAACTCCCCATATCATTAGTAATTCCACCTATTTCTTAGCTGATGCTTTAGCTTCGGCTTTTGTAATAATAGGTATCTTATGACCGCCGGTTGTATCCACTTCACTTTTTGCATGAGTCGTAGAAACTTCAACACCCTCACCCTCCAGGTTAACACCAGCTTTCTTAAGAGCTGTAGCTCCAGCATCCAAAGACTGAACACGGCCAGCATCAAAGCTCTGACGTTTAGGCTTATTGGATATCATATTGGCCTGCTGTTTTGCATTTTTAGCAGCTCGGTGTCCTTTAGGATCGCACTGTGGACACTTCTTCAAAGTCTCTTCCATACCAGCATCGACCGGATAGGACTTATTTGTTGGACATTTCTTGTTTGAACATTTAATAAATATTGTTTTACTCATTAAATTGTTGCCCCCAATCTATTTTTGGTTTGTATTTTATTACAATAATTAATAGCTGTGAGCCGAACACGCTCACCTTCTTCTGCACTTATGGTTACCACAAAGCCCACTTGAATAACAAACACATGACAGACATCATTAACGCCATCTAAGTCTATATCCTCCCACACGAGCATAGATCCCTCACAGTCAGTATATATCCTGGTAACCTTCTGACGTTCAGCGTTTGCATTCATGGTAAGGCCAATACAGCCAACAAGTATCATTACTCCTATAAGTAATTTCTTAAAGAATTTCACGATCTATCTCTCCTGATTTTTTTATTACAAACCGAACTTGTGTTGACAGAGCTAAGATCATGGTATTCATTCGGAGGATCTCAGCATTCTGATCTAAGATTTCTTTAAATATTGGAGGAGGAAAAATTGGTTCAACTTCCTCTCCATCCTTTATTTTTATGGTGTCCATAGGATTACCTCCTCTTTTTTATAATCGTAATCTTCAGCTCGACACATCCGAGCTACCCTTGCCTGTTGTAGTGCATCCTTTTCTGTAAGGCCATGATCAGCGTAGGATTCAACTATCTCCTCCCACATATGATCATGATTATACATTTCTAAAAGTTTACATGCTCTG